AAAACCAAAGCTGAATAACTATCTTTTCTAGGCTTGTCTGGACCTGTCTTTCTTTTTAGGTTTGCCGGTAAATCAAAATTTTGTAAACCTTGTGCAGATGTGGTAATTTGTATCAAAGCGCATTCTGTTTTAGTTAACAATATCATATCAGATAGATGTTCTACAAAATCTATCATTTTAGCTTCTTCGTTTTCTTTTTCAGAATCCAAAGAATTAGAGAATTTTAAATTACTTATATTTATTTTTTGTCTAGTTTGATTTCGAAAGTTATCATCAATAGCGCGACCAGCAAAATAAGTTCGTTGATGATCGAAATTAGCTTGCAACAATTCATTGGCTAAACGAATCCATGTAGAAGTTGGTTTACGAAGTATTACGTATTTATAATCAGACTGGTTATATTCTGATTTGGCTGATAATAAGTTCTGCTGATACTCTTCAGGTCTTTCAAACTCAGTGACTATTTGTTTAAGATTTATTTTAGCATCTTTAAACAGTTCGCTTTCATTGCAAGAATTCATAAACTGAACGCCGCCGTTATAGTCCATACATATACCGACAACATTAAAGTTTTTTAGTATATATAAAAAGTATTGTATATGATCTTTAAGAGAAGACCCTGATAAGGCATATGAATGGACAAGAGTACAAATCTGTTTTTCTTTATTTATTTTTAAAATCTGAATAGCAAAATCATCAGAAGATTCTGTTTCGGACCAAGATGGGTCAACCGAAACAATATATTCATCTTCTGATCTTCCTACTACTTCAACTGACGGCAATTCACCATCAGGTACAGTACAAAGAGCCATTTTAGAAATTTTAAAATAACCAGAACTATCATCTGTAAATTGAGCGCCAAACTCTCTCAAAAATTGAGACTCACTCATTGTTGATCGAGCTTGATTTATTAGATTTTGATCGTAAAGCTGTTCAGGAGCGCAATCGTATGAAAACTGCATCACGCATCTTTTTGTTTTTTCTTTGTTTTTAGGATTAAATATAAGTTGTTCATATTGTTCATACAACTTATATAAATATTCAAATTTAAAAGACGCCGAAGACAATGCTATCAATTTATTGTTTGGCCATTGATAACGATCTTCTTCTTTCATTTGTCCTTGTTCAATCAATTTAGTTTCAACATTATATAACTCTTCTCTTTGTGTAGGATTTTGAACAACAGACAAGAATGGTACAATAACTTCATTATAAATACGTTCAGGCATCAATAAAAACTCGTCAATGATAATACGATGAAAACGAAAACCACGAAGCTTCTCACCATCACCCAAAGGCAATGCACGAATACGGCTTTTACCAATTTCCATTACCCATTCGTCATTGCTTTTAGAAACATGAGTAATACATTGCTTTAATAAATATGCTTCTGGTTTAGCTGCAATATCTTCAATCTTTTTAAAGATCATTTTAGATTGACGAAATGATCTAGATAATATACCAGTCTCAACACCTTGATTTAAAATAGCATCCAATACAGCATAAATACCTGTCGTATATGATTTACTCATACCGCGAGACCAAACACCCAAAAAATAATCACTCTCCAACATACCTTTGATGGCCATATGCTGAAAAGGAAATAATTTTACACCCGTTATAAGATCTGTCGCAAAAGTTGTATTATTGCGAAGAAATTGATAAAATAACAGTTTAGCTTCTCGCTCTTCTATATATCCAGGAATTTTAGCTAACTCCTCATTCGAAATTAAGCGCGACTTCCTTTGTATTTGATTGCCTGATTCCCAGCTCATTATCTATAAAATATTGTAAATCTACCTGCCACAACTTATTACCATGATATAATAATTTAGGTATAATATCTAATGATTTATTTCTATCTCCGGTAAATACAAATTGAATTCGTCTTGGATATTTATGAGATAAATATCTCATATTATGAAAAACATATTCTAAACTAGTTTTTCGATGAAATTTTTTATGATTATATTTTATCTTTGAAATATTGCTTTCTATAACAACGAATAAATAACCATCCAATCCAACAGCTTTTTCAATTTCTCTTTCAAATCTAGACAAACCAGAAGTCATTGTTCCCAAAAAATCAGATTCAGCCTTGCGATCAACAAATGTATAACTATATTCTTTTTTATTTAATAAATAATCACCAACAAAAAGTTTTTCTATTTTACTGTTTTTAAATTCCAATGGGTCTTGTTCGCGCGTATCAACAATCATTTCAATGTCTGATAAATCAACATCATTGAAATCTTTTGGTATGTTTTTATTAAATAAAGGCTCTAATCCAATAGCCTGACAAGCTGAATTATAAGAACCAAAATATTTTTTATAAATATTTATCGATGGCAAATTTAAACTTATTAATTCGTTTAGGAATGGAGCGTATTGATATTCTTTTTCTTTTATTCTAGCCTGAAGCATCTCAAGTATTTTCTGTTTAACAATTTCTTGTTTTTCATTTTTTTCCCATAATAAGAATTCTTGTACGTCCAAAAATTCTGTTTTAAAATACTCTTTTTTGTTTTTGTATGGAATTTGCTTTTTATAAAATAAAGAATATCGCGGATAGTATTTACAATAATATTCTGCTTGATAAAGTTCATGTTTTTTTAGATGAGCGTGTAGACTCTTGTCATTCGTGAATTCTTCATTACATACCGCGCACTTGATCATATAGCATCTTCTTTAGAAATACCTAAAATTCTAGCCTTCCAAGATGACATATTCTCAAGTCTGTCAGCTTCTTCTTTAATTACTTTTTTCTGCATGTCTGCAATCTGAATCATCATTTTTCTTTCTTGTTCGTCTTGAAATAGTTCTACAAGATTAATAATAGAAGCATTTTTCTGTTGATGCATTTCAACCCTCTTTGATCTTTCACCGTTTAGCTTTTGCAAAGACTTATCAATACGCTGCGCGCACTGATTATATTCTTCGCTAATAGTTTTTAAGATCTCTGTTAAACGAATAGTAAGATCTTTTTGTTCTTGCGTATCATTAAACATTTCATTAACTTTATTTTTCTTATTATCAATCTGTTTAAGATTGATGTAATCCATGCAAACATTTATATACAAATTAATTTCATCAATTGTTAAATCAGGTTTATCCCAAGTCGAACGAACGAATTCAGCCTCAAAAAGATCTTTATCTGTTCCGCTTCGATATGTGTCGTAATTCTGTATAAAACGAGGGCTAGATAAATAAACTAATAATTTTTCTAACCATTTTCGATGCTGAAGGCTTAACTTATTTTCATCTATTTCTTGACCGCACCATTTATTTACTTTTTTAATAACAGAGTTTAAACTACGAGGAACAACATATTTTTCATTAACAGCAGATTCATTCTCTACTAAATAATCAGGATGATTTGTTTTAATATATTTATGAACAGCTTTATATTGCGGGGTAATAAATATATTTATATTTTTAACGTCCTGAAAATCTTTATTGAATAAAAGCTCTGTAATTTGTTTGGGAGAAATCCCTGTTTTGATGTTCTGTTCAATAAATTCAATATGACTTTCAGTTAAACTAAACTCTTGAATCTGATTTTTATTTTTTTGTTTTTTATTAAGAACTCCAGATTCAATCATGAAGTCTCTGACTAATTTACAAACCTTATCGCGACCAGTTAAATCATTACGATCTAACATTAAATTCGCAATGATAACATAATCAGTTTGACCTTCTTCAATCTTTTTTAAAATAAATATTTTGTTTTCTTCCGTTAAATTATTCATTTGAAAAAATATCGTTTTGTTCTAAAATTTCTTTAGCTTTTAAATATAAAAGCTTTTTTAAATTTTTGATTTGCTTATAACCAGCCTTACGCCCTTTTTCTGATGTTTTAAACTTTAGAAATCGCGCAACTTCTTCATCACTCAAACAATCAATAAAAAACATTTTATAAATAAAATAATATTTATCATTTAAATTTGCTTTCATTAAACTATGCAATTTGCTTTCAGCGGTAACAAAATTAACTGACTCTTGATTTTGCATATTTAAATGATAATTTTTATGATTTTCAAGGCTAACAGGAATCTTCAAATCGTAAGCGCTTTTTTTAGTTTTTTCCCACTTTGCATATAATGGACATTCATTACACTGTTTTTTACTAGATGTAAATCCGCATGAATCTTCTATTGATTTATCGAGTGCTGTTTTATTTTGATTAAATGGGCATGATAAGCAAGGCTTTGCAAAAGAACTATAATGATTACGAATAATGTTGCGTATTTGATTCGTAACAATACGATTTACCCAAGGTTCAATTGCTCTAGATTGATCCCATAAATGCCATTTATTATAGATATGTAATTTAATTATTTGTTCAATATCTTCAAAATCAAACCAAGTAATAGCTTTTAGTTTCCATTTTGCTTGGCGCTTTTTGATGATTTGATCAATAATTTCATACATGTCCTCAAAATGTTTTTTTGTTTTACGCCTCATTCACATCCTCGAAATTGCGACTAGATTGGCATTCTTTCAAAGATTGTGCTAAATATTCTTCTTGAGATAGTATTTTAGACTGACCGACAGGTCTTTGAAATTTTTCTGATGATGGTTTCTGACTGATTATTTCATTCACAGAAAATTTGTTTCTGCCTTGTTTTTCAACTTCATATTCCAATCTTCTTGGTTTTACGAATGTTGTTGGCAAACCATCTTCATCAACTTCTGAAGCACGAACATTGCGAGAAACATTTGGACGCGACTGAGCTAGAATTTGCCCCCCCATAGGAGTGCCACAATTAGAACAAAATTTCGCCCCCAACATATGTTTCGTACCGCACTGAGAACAATACACATTACTCATATCTCATTATATTAATGATGTGGATTTTTATCTAATTTCTTTAGTGTATGTATGATATATTTCAAAATTTCACTTCTTAATATGTCTTCTTCACTAAATTCAAAACAATGAATACCTTTTTCACGACTTTCTTCAGTATTAAAGATATCATATATTCTCATGAAACCTGATTTATTACCCACATCAGATTGCATAGAATCACCACAAATAAACATTTTAGTATTTTCACCAATACGAGTAACAGCAGTAATCAATTCTTTAGTAGAAAAATTTTGACATTCATCAATTAATACGATCATATCTTTCCATGTAGCGCCACGCAAAAAGTTAACAGGTAATGCTTCAATCATTTTTTGCTGTTCAAGATATTTAGTTTGATTAAGAGGTATTAATTCATCTAATTTATCATACAGAGGTATCATAAACGGATTGAATTTTTCATCAACTGTACCTGGTAACGCTCCTAAAGCTCTTTCTCCAGATTCAGCAATTGTTCTGATGTATTTAATTTCAGAATAATTTCCTGTATTAAATAAATGCAAAGCACAATAAACCGCTAAAAATGTTTTTGAACTTCCGGCGGGACCATTAATAAATACGATTTTGCTATTTTTATCAAAAGCAGTATTGACTATAGTTTTTTGTTTTTCAGTTAATTTAAAATCTTTAATATTTAAACGAACATGTTTAAACTGATTCTCATTAACTATTTCTTCAAGTTCCGGCTTTATATGTTTTTTCTTTTTTTTGTTGGACATGTTAAATAAAAATTACACTATATTATATGGTTTTTCACTGCTTAAGCATTCCTTACGCACCGACGAGAAAAGAAATCTCGTTGTGCGCTTTTGTACAAAAGGTATATAAATTTTGTGACGAAATGACGAAAAGAGGTCATATTGTTTATCATTATGGACATGAAAATTCTAAAGTTAATTGCACTGAACATATTACTGTTACTAATGATGATATTTTAAAAACGTCATATGACAACTTAAATTCTTGGCAGCAAATAGGTTTTGATCAAAATGTAGAAACTAAAGCTTTTGAAATTTTTAATCAAAATTGCATAACCGAAATCAAAAAAAGATTAAAAACAAATAAAGATTTTATAATGTGTTGGTTTGGTTTTGGGCATTTAAAATCTGCTGAAACTTTTCAAAATCGGGCGATAGTTGTTGAGCCTAGTATCGGATATGATTCTATGTTTGCGCCGATTAAAATTTTTGAAACAAAATCTCAAATGCATAAATTATATGGTGCGGCACAATCAAATATTAATTTCGGAAAAGATTACGTTGTTTATCCTGGTTTTGATAAAAACGATTTTACTTATAAATCAGAAAAATCAAGCTATGCAGTTTTTTTAGGTAGAATTGTTGAACCTAAAGGAGCAAAGCTTGCTTATGATATTTGCAATAATATGAAACAGGAAATATATTTTTTAGGACCAAATATCTTGAAACTGAAAGATACAAAATATTGTAAATTCGTTGGTTTTGTTGATCCAATTAAAAGAAATGAATATTTAAGTAGTGCAAAGTTTTTACTAGCTCCGAGTTTATTTACTGAGCCTTGTAACTGGACAGCTATAGAATCTCAATTTTGTGGAACTCCGGTTATTTGCAGTGGATTTGGTGGATTTTCTGAAACAGTTGTAGACGAACGAACTGGTTTTCAATGTATGAATATTCGATCAATAATTTCAAGTATTCAATCAATTAAAAAAATAAATCCACTAGACTGTTATGATCACGCTACATCACATTTTACATTACAAAAACAATGCGAATCCTATGAAAAAATTTTTAAATCTATTATATGAATCAAAATTCAATACATATTGAAATCGCTAAATCTATATGCGAAATTCTTAAACAACTAAATATAAAACATTTTATTGATTTTGGCACTTTACTAGGCGCATACAGAAATCAAAATATTTTAAGTCACGATTATGATTTTGATATTTTTTATATACATAGTAAAAAATTAAATTTTCGAAAATTATTTAAAGATATTATAAAAAAATACAAGTTAAAATACATGTTTACAAATGCAGGTGAAAATTTTAACCTTATATATGAAAAATTTAGATTTGAACTTTATCCTTGCGTAATAGAAGAAAAGTTTTTTTATCCATTTAATCTTCCGAATTACAAAGTGCCAATATTTTTTATCGATGAATTAGGACAAATAAATATACAAGAAGAAAAATTTTACTGCCCAAGACATTTAAAAACCTATTTGACTCATAGATATGGAAAAAATTTCATGACTCCTCAATTAAAAACTCCAGATGGCAAAAACTGGTGGGAAATAAATTGTAATATAATGAATTATAAAAACAATTATTCTGCATATGCTGCTGGTGTTTTTGATTTATTTCACATCGGTCATCTAAAATTATTTAAAAGAATTAAAGAAAATTTTGGAAAATTAATTGTTGGAGTTCATAACGATGAAGATGTTATGACTTATAAAAACAAACCAATAATTAAATATGAACAAAGATTAGAAATCGTTAAATCAATTAAATATGTTGATGATGTTTTAGAAAACGCACCATTATCAACAACTAATGAACTATTAAAAAAATTAAAATGCGATTTCGTAATCGCTGGTAAAGAAAATCCAGATTATATAAAAAAATATTATCCGGTCGATGATGAAAAACTTCATCTCATTGACAGAACAAAAGAAATATCTTCTAGTCAAATCAAAAAATGCATAAACTAAAAATTAATTAATTTTATATTTTTTTGGATTAAAAAATTTCTAAAATCTGAATAAAATAAATTTTTTTCTTTATCAATCGTTTTAATATTGTCATCAAAAATATTAATATCATTTTTATTAATTTGATTTAAATTTCTTTTTACATTCACAACTTGAAAAAAAGTTTTTAAAATTTCATATTGCAAATCAACAAAATCATAATTATTTTCGCTAACATAAAACATACACTCTCTCATGTGTGATGTATCACCTTGTTTTGAGCATTTGTAAAAATCAGATTTAATCTGATAATCACCATAAACAGTTTTAAGAAATAAATCAGGACGATGCATGGTGATGAATTCTGTATTTTCTAAAATTACTCTTTCGATTTTAAAAGTTTGAAAAGAGGATATTTTTTCATGCATCCATGATAAATTATTTAAATAATAATTTAAATACTTTCTCAAGAAAATAAAAAAATCTATTTTATTAGCTTTTTCATGATTTGGATTTATTGTTATCAAACCTTGATAAGTGACGAATGAAAATTCAGGGACGGTTTTAGATAAAATATTTAAAATTTTATTTAAAACAATTTCATCATATTCGTCTAAAATTACGGCAAAATCAACATCGTCAGAAGTAAATACTCCTTTGTCTCTTATTGCGTTTATTAAAGAACCGCCTATTAAATAGTTCTTATAACCATTATTCCATAATTCATTTTGAATAAATTTAGCAAATTCTATTTGAGTTTTCATTTATTATTATATTTTTCGTAACCTAATTTCGTTTCCGTGAGTTTTTGAGGGAAAAATTTATTTTGAAATTTTTCTTTTGCTAAATGCCTTTGATAATTACAAAAATCAACATATTGAGCGGTTACTTCATTTGTTTTAGCTTTATCGACTGCATTAAACGTGTTTAAATTTGCAAGTTCCATGTTTTTAAATTCTTGTGAATATATTATATCGTTCCATAAATTATCGTTGTTAATTTGAATTTTTAAATAATCATAACATCTTTTCCAATTATCAAAAGGCTGACCTAAAAAATTATTTTTTTCGCTTTTAATATATAAAATAGTTAAATAATCAAAAGCATAAGCTTCATCCACTAATATATTAATCATAACTTTGAAATACAATTATCAATTTTTTCTTTAACCATTTCAAATGAAATCTGTGTAGAGCATTCAAAATTTTTATTTCTTGGACACCATAACCAGTTTTCTTTTTCGAATGTTAAAGATGAATCATTCCAACAACTGTTGCATACATTTTTATTATGAACTCTATAGGGAGTATAAAATTCTGATATTGGATCGCTAAATCCAGAAATCATAACAACAGGTTTTCCACAAGCCCAAGCAAGCCAAGATAAGCCTGAACCCAAACCTATAAAAAATTCACAATGCATTAAATCATTTATTCTATCTTCGAGTGCAAAGTCGCCTGTTTTATTTATACAATTACTAGGGATAACGTTCATGCGTGATTGTATACCAAAACTTTCATGCCGATCTATACAAACAACTTCATAATTTAAAGATTTTAAATATTCAATTGTTTTAAACCATCCTTCTGGATTATTCCAGTATTTACATTGGGAAGTTGATTGAGTAGCTATACAAACATATTTTTTATTAAAATTATTTTTCTTTTTTAAAGAAGATGAAAGAATAGGAATTTCTTCTTTATATTCTAGACCTAAAATATGACAAGCTATTTGCTGTAAAGTCATTTTTCTCCAATCAATACTATCGAAACAACCAATAGAAATTGTTTGTTCGTTTTTGATTTTATTTTTTTCAGCATAATCAATAAAATTTATATTAGGATACGACTCCGCAAAAAGAGTTTTATACGGAGTATAAAAATCTACTGAAATATTTTTTTCTAAAGCGTATCGAGAAACAATAGGTGTCCATGCAATAAAATCACCCAAACTTCCAGACTCATTAATGATGTTAATTTTTTTATTTAAAAATGATTTATTTTTGACATAGAAAAACCCCACATCATCAAATAAAGGCTCATCGATAACATGAAAATTATTTTTTTCTAAGAGTTGTTTTATAAAATGTTTTCCTTGATTATGATATTCAATCGCAATTTTATTAACATTATTTTTAATAAAATCAATATTTTCCTCAGTAAAAATAAAGTTTTCACCTCCCTCACAATCCACTTTCAAATAATCGATTTTAGTAATTTTATTTTCCTGAATAAATTTTTTAAATGTATTTATTTTCACAGGAAGTGTTAAAGAATTTTTAACTGCTTTGCTGTCCGCTTCTTGTAAAGTCGAACTTCCTGAAATATTATTATTAACATCTACTTGTAAATAACTTTCTCCTTCTTTGTTGGAAATGCCGTATTCACTCAAATAAAAATTATGATTATGTCCATAATATTTTTTTAAAATATTGATGCAATTAGGATTAGGCTCACAAGCAAAAATAGATTTAGCCTCTTTAATTAAAGCTAGTTTAGTAAAAGCGCCAACATTACAACCAATATCTACAACAATATCATTTTTTTCAACTTCAATTTCATATTTAGAATATTGATTAAATACGAATACTTCAACGTATGGAGAAGCCTCGACTTCTTTATTGAAATTATCATTTTTAAAGAAATTTTCATTTATCAAAGGGATTTCATTAACACAAAACTTCTTTTGAAAAACAATTTGATTATTAAATTTAAATATAATTAAAACATCTTTGAAAATAAGTTTCTTTGAAAAATTAAAGGCAGTCCAAAAACTTAAATTTTTTAACAAATTTATTTTTTCTTTATGCAAAATTAAATTTGATTTATCGTCATAAATTTCTAAATCATACTCTCCCTCTAAACCATTAGTCAAACGATAATAAAACTTACATTTTTCACTATCGAAATCAAATACATCAATATAATCATTACTATCAATACTTAAATTAATTGATTTCAAAGTTGTCAATAAATAAAAATGCCTCAAATATAAAAACCAATAATTAATATCAACATAAGAGTTTAAAAATTTTAAGCAATTATCAAAATCATTTTTAATAATCGAATCTTTTAATTCCGAATTTTCGAATTTAGATAAATTTAATTTATAAAATAAAATTTTTGCATTTTTATTTTGTAAATTACAAAAAATTAATTTTAATTCTTTTTCTGTAAAATAATTTAAAACAACAACATAATAATCATGATTTGAAAAATCATTAATTGATAATTCAATATCCGAATATAATTTTTTAATTTCATCTAAATTTTTAATTTTAGTAAATAAACTAATCGACGGTTTTTCATTAATATTTAAAAAATTTAAAGCGCAAGTTTCTTTATAATACAAAGCAAATCGAAAATCAGATAAAGAATCTGAATTTATTAATTTTTGATAAGCGATTTCGAAATTGGCATTAAAATTATCTTTCTTTTCTGAATGAGACTCAGAATTTTCTCTCATGCACCACGTATATAAATTCCTTGGTAAATGCAACCATTTACCATATGAATTCACATACATTGCCCTATAAGAATCTTCGCCACAAGCATTAAAATCTTTAATTACAAATTCAAAAGAAGGAATATTTTTAAAACATCTTAAAGTTCCAAAACAATAATAATTTAAATTATTTAAATAATCTATTGCTGGATGAAATTTTTTTATTCTATATTTTAATGGTTCGCTACTACTAACAAAACCAAAAGAATGAGTAGATTGAGATTTTTCTTCTATTTTTTTGAAATCACTAGTTAATAAAAATATTGACGAATCTTCTCGCAGGTATTTATCATAAATATTTAAAAAATTTAAATCAAAAAAATCATCAGCATCAACTAACACAATATATTCATAATTTTGATCAATAAATTTATTAGGTTGCCAATACATTTCTTTTTTGCAGCTTTGTTCTACATATTTGATTTTATCAGTTTGAATAGAATTTAATTTTTTAATTATTTTATTTTTAGTATCATCTAAACTAAAATCATCAGTAATAAACCAAGTAAAATCATTATATTTTATATTTAAAATTTGATCAAAAATTTGATCGACGTATTTTTCGCAATTATAAAAAGAAGTATATAAAGCAAATTTTATTGGATTGATACGTTTTGGCGGATCAAAAGTTAGGTTTTTTAGTTTTTCAACTAAAAGGTTTTTAATATTAATATGATCTAATATATAAAAATCTTTTTCATTTTTATATTGATTTGTATAGTTTTCACACTTTTTGCATACAACTGTCATACCCCACGAAAGAGCTTCTTTTACACTTAATGGATTTAATTCCCTGATAGATGGAAACAAAAAAAGATCCATACAAGACATAAAAACATCTACATCAGATCTTTCCCCCCAAACTTTACAATTATTCTGTGATAATTGATCTTTAGAAATGCCGCACTCTTCTAAAAAACAAGTATTACCAATAAAATGAAAAAATATTTTATAACTTTTAAGTTTTTCAGCTAAATCGAATATGTATTTTTGATTTTTATTTGTATTAAAAATCCCCACGTTCAAAACATGCAAATATTCTGGATCTAAATTTAATTTTTTTAAAGTTTCTTTTCGATTTGGACGGTTTTGTTTTAAAACTGGAACTTCCCAAATTATTTTAGGTATATTTATATTTTTTGAAGCTTCTAGATGAACTTCAGAACAAAATACAAATTCATCTGGAATATATTTTTTATTATTAAAATTAAAATTGTTTGAATGAGTTGTTTCTAGTATTTTGTATTTTCTATCAGCAGAGTATATTTGATTTAATAAATTTTCTGGTGGTAATTTATATTCAAAACATTCTGGAAACTCATTAAACCAAATTATATCAGGACAATATTCTTCGATAATTTTAAGAAGAGCGTATTTTCTAGAATAAAATATTTCATCAGATTCCCAAAAATCTCCTAAACAGACAACATTATTTTCACCTATTAAATTTTTAATTTTTTCTCTTTGTATAATATATTCGTTAGAAAAATTAGAAAACTCAACGACTTTTATACTTGTATATTTTGAAAAATTATGTTTTAAATATTCAAGTAGATACTGCGGTGAACCACCTGTCGATAAGTGCGGCGCTATAAATAATAACTTCATACAATGCTTTATATTATGATTATGTTAGAATTTTGTCATAAATTTTTTGATAAATTTGTTCTGGCATTGGATGACATTTCATTTCAGTATAATTTTCTTGACATTTTGGTAAAAAATGAACTGAATTTATTGAACTCCATTCTTTCACTGAATATTTTATATTACTAGCGCAAAATAATTTACATTCTCCACCAATAAATTCATGTTTATAATTTTGAGAACCATTTCGAAATGGCGTAACGAATTCTGGATGTCTAGCCGTACCTATTTGAAAAATCCAAGTATCGGTTGTTCCTGCAACATGAAGAGGGCCAGAATCTACAGTCACAATACCGCGAGCATTATTGATTAAATGCCATAAATCGCTTAAAGAACTTCCATCATTTGTAAAATCAATTACTTTTTTACCTTTTGGAACAAAACATTTTTTATGACATATTGAGTCATCAAAATATATTTCTTGATAGTCTTTACCAATGATAACAATGTTTAAATCAGTATTGTGTAATAAATCAACTAGTTTTTGCCAATATTCTGGTTTCCATGTTCTATTTTCCCAGTTTGACGTGGTTTGCAAACAGATATACTTTTTTAAATAATTAAAATCATATATACATTTATCATCAGCTATGTAATCATAACTTAATTCATGATTTAATAAATCAAAACCCATATCATAAGCACAACTTCTTATACTTGAACATGCATGGTGTTTTCTATTTGGCGAAGCAAAACAAGTAAAAACTTCATACTCGTATTCATCCAATAATTCATCTAAATGAAAATGATGAACAATATATGGATTTTTCTTAAAAACATTAGGATAACGAGATTTGACTATGATTTTAGAATCATAAAATTCGTGAAGTTTTCTTAAAGCTGGAGTTGCTGTTAATGCATCCCCCATACCGGAAGCGTGTATCTTTAAAAGAATTGGTTTTTTCTTTTTTATTTGGTTATTTGTATAATTCATTTTTTATTCAGTATCTTCTTTAGCTAGAAATTCTTTAATCATAGTAGTGAAAAACTTCTCAAATCCAATATTTTTTATGCAGTCGCTGATCTTTTTTGAAGCGACAAATTTACCCACAATCTCACCCTCTATACAATCTTCCTCTTCACTTTCAGGTACAGTGCCTAATATAGATGCAGTATCAATCTTTAATATAATAACCTCTATAGTCGTCAAATCCTCACCGAACTCAATAAATGGTATTTTCTTTGTGTAAACACCCTCATTATCAGGTATAGCCGCCATCTTTTTACCGCGACCGTCTTTATATATTAAAATATAGTCCATTAATTATAATAACAATAATTGGCCGGATTCAATATTTTGTTTTTCAAATTTCAATACTAGATTCTTGTTTTTGGCGCTTTTTTTCTTTTGTTTTCTTATTTCTAATATTTTTTCAAAATCTATGCTCATTTGTATTGCTGTTGACTTGTTATTTTGTATAAGATAATCATCAATATTAACATAAGATGTTATTTGTTTTTTAATGCCGCATTTGTTGTTTTTTGTTTTAACACTGTGACAGTTTTTGCAAAGTACCTGACATTTAGCTATTTCCTCCATTGCTAATGCCCAAATTATATCTCTTTGTAATCCATTGTTCTTATACATAGAACAAAGTTTAGAAACCCTAAATTTTTTTTGACTTGGATCTATATGATCCATGTCTAATGC